ATTTTATAGATGTTGTAAGAGGTGATGCGGATGAATATACTGCTTTAGCATATTATGCTGATAGATTATTTGCTTTTAAATCAAAGACATTGTATATAATTAACATATCTTCTCCGTCTCCAGTAAATTGGTTTCTTGAATCCACAGAGAGAGATAAGGGCGTTAATTTTCCCTGCTCTGTGTGGACTGCAAAAAAAGGAGTATATTGGGCAAATTTTAATGGAGTCTTTTGGTTTAATGGAAGCGATATTGTAGAGCTTCTAGACGGCAAAATGACAACAGTAAGCGATATATCTGGGAACAGAATGGTGGTAACTGAAATACCTATCGTTTGGTATGACCCGGAAATAAATTCTTTATTTGTAAAGGCAAGTGCTTATTCTTATGATAATAGATCTGCGTCTATGACTTCGGATAATAAAGGTACTTGGGTGTATAATTTTTCATCTGGCGGGTGGTCTAGAATTAGGTATGATGCTTTTGGAACAGAAACTTTAGAATTTTATTCTAATATTGTTAAAAGTGGTGGAAATAATTTTTATGCAGGTTCCATTACTCAACAGAAAGGCGATGGGAGTTTAGATACCACCTCAAATCAAGGAGAGTTTAGCAATGATTTGATAGCAACAAATGGGTCAATTGTAGCTGATAAGCAGATTCTCAAAACAAAAGATATTGATTTTGGAGACCCATCTAGAATTAAAAAAATTTATTCAGTAACGATAACTTATAAGGCGTCCGCTGCAATGACTACACCTATATCATACGCAACAGACGGTGGAAGTAGTTATACAAATTTTACTGGAAACTTTTCGGATACTGGCGCTGGAACATATGCTGATAATTGGGCAAAGCTAAGGGCAACATTAGCTTCACCAGTTGAATGTCAAAGCATGCAGCTTAAAGTGCAAAATACAGCACAAGGCTCGTTTCAGATAAACGATATTTCAATAGAATATAGAGATATATATAAGAGAGTCTCATGAGTAACGTAGATAGACAACTAAGGAGACTTGAGCATACCAAGCGAGGAGAGGTTTCTGGGTCTAGGAAACAGCCATCTATAAATGAAATGCGTGACGGTGATGAAAGAATTGTTTTAGCTGGTGGAAATACATTAAGAGTGTATCGAAAGGAGTTTGGAAAACTTTGGTACATGGAATTTAACGGAGTTTAATTATGTCAAATTTTGCATCATCATTGGCGTCCCTAAGAGGGGCAACTAGAATAGGCGGTACTCACGGAACATCTCTTTTGAATATAGATGCATATAAAGATTTATTTAGAATAAATAAACTTGTAGCTTCTCTTGGCGAGATAAAAGGTGAAATGGGGAAAGAGTATATAGAAGCAGAGGAGGCGCGAGGAAAAGGCTCGCTTTTGGGTGGTATTATTGGTGGGGGTCTTGGCTTTTTGCTTAGCGGAGGACAACCGTGGGCTGCAGCCGCCGGAGCCGGCGCTGGTACTGGAATTGGGGGCAGGGTAGGACAGCGTAAAGATGTGTCCGATTTAATGGCTCAAAAAAGAGCAGCTGAAGCTGCGCTCGGGTCTTTCAAAGATGTATTTTTTCACTCTTCGAAGGCTACAGAAGCTAAAACATATGGAAAAGATGTTGCTAATTTTGTAGACTATGCTAAAACCAGACTTAAGCAACTAGAAAGAAAAGATATTCTTGCTAATGCTTTAACAGCGCTTTCAGCTACTAAAGCTTTATTAAAGTTTGATCCAAAGGGTACTGGAAAGGCAATTGGGGAACACATTACGGGTAAAGATTATGTTGGGAGTGATGTCATTGGTGGAATAAAAGAATATCTTAAATCTGCAGAACCAAGTGAAGTCACTTCTATGGCTGTAGACCCAATTTTGAGTAAAAAATATACAGGAAGTCAAGCGCTTTTTGACCTTGCTGGAAGGGGCGGTACAGGAACAGAGGTTCCGGGGCTCATACCTATAGGCCCTACGCTTTCAGATATGCTTAACTATGAGGCTGGCAAGCATATTCTTCCAGAACCATTCAGTATTACTCAAATTGGTTACGGAGGGCCGAGTGATTGGCTTGGCAAACCATCGTTGCCTCTTTTTCAAACTGGTATTATTAAATAGATTAGGAGAATAAATTATGCCACATATACAAGGACATGTAACTAGTTCAAACGGAGGTGCAGGAACTGTCGACCAAGCAGATACTACTTCTGGATACCCAACTGATGTTTTATCAGCTCTTGAAGCCATGGGTCTATCTGACTATGCTTATATGTTTAGCGGTGATCCGAGTAAAATAGCTTCTCAACTAGGTTTATCTTCGAAACAAGCAGAAGAATTTTCAAAATATTTGCAACCATTTGGTGGAAAAAGATTTGATGAGTTAATCGGAGGTATCCCGGAATGGCAACAGCAACAAATGCAATTGCTAAAAATGCAAGATATTGACGCGAGAATGGCAGCGCGAGCAGCGCACAGTCTTGGGCTTGAGAAGGCAGGCACACAGAGACAACTTGGAACAGCATCAGCAGAATTAGCCGAGAGGCTTGGGCTTAAAAAGGCTGGATTTCAAAGACAGGTTGGAACAGAAGCAGCGGAGCGTAAACATGGAGCTAGCTTGGAAAGCTTAAGAGCAAGGGCGTTTGAAGATTTTATGGGCGCCAGTCAATTAGGTGAAACTTTTGCTGGTAGTGGGGCAGCTGTGAGGAGAGGCGAGGCTACAAAAGATGTTTTAGGAACTAGTTATGGTGGAATGCAGGATATAAGAGGGGCTACGCTAAGGGAATTGGCAGAATCTCATGGCCTTCAAGCATCTCAACTTGGGCAACAAAAGCAGCAAGAATTAGAAAGATTGGGCAAGGCTTTTGGTTTGCAAAAATCGCAACTGTCACAGACTAAAGAAGATGAATTAAAAAAATTAGGGTTATTGTTTACAAGCGGAAAACAGCAAATAGGTGAGCAAGCCGATGTAAGATATGGGCAGGCATATGGGACGCTTCAGGATTACATTAATCAAGTACTTGGTCTTGGCGCACAATTTTCTATGTTAGACCCTGGCGGAGGTGGAACCGGTGGTGGAGGATATTATGGTGGTGGTGGAAAAACACCTATAGGTACACCTAAAGACCCACCCGATCGGCGATAGGAATGGCACTAAAATCGAATAAGATATTTACAATAATGTTAATAAAAGGTTAGAATAATGGCAAATGGAGATTTAGCAAGAATATTAGCGCATGAAAGCAGCTTGCCTTCTGATGCAAGAAGTCTTTTAAGAGTTTGGATTGACAATGTCATGGACAGTGCCGAGAGGGACAAAGACAGGGCTTGGAAGGATTCCGTAAGGGAGGAGCAATCTAGGGAAAGGCTTCAAGAATGGAATAGAAACGAGACGCGCTATCAAGATTCTTTAAGGCGCCAAGAAAAGGCGGATGCCATAGAAAGCGATTCTATGCTTATCCAGCAGGGGTCTTTAATAAAAAACCTACAAAAGCAAAAAGACTATTTTAAACAACTTGTAGATACCGGAGGATTGCAATCAGAGCGAGGACTAGATTTAGCGAGTTCTAGATTTAAATTACTTGGAGATCAGATATCAACCGCTAACGATCAAATAAATACTCTCGACAATATAGGAATAGAGCAATATTATGTCGATCAAGCTAAAAACTTTTACATGCAAGGAAATGATGTAGCTGCTTTTAATGTGATAGATAATCAGTTAAGAAACAAGTTTAAAGACCCTCAAACTTTAGCGCAATCACAATTGTTGTTAGGTAACATTAAATCAGATCAAACTGCATTAAATAAACTAGCTGGTGTAACAGGCGAGGGTTTTAATCAGGAAAGATTAAGACTGCAGAAGAGTATAGAAAAAAATGAAAATGCGTTTAGAAAGCTATACGAGCTTAAAACCCCATTTGATCCAGATGCCTTGCTTGGCTCTTTTGGGACTGCACTTAAAACTGGTCTAACAGACGCCGGAATAAATATAGCAGATAAAAATCAGTTTCAAAGAATTTTGGGCCCTACTGGGGACTATAGTGAAATAATTCAAGCTTATGAAAATAAGTATATAAAGGGAAAGGATGCTTCTAAGTTTACCGAACAACAAAGAAGTGACGAAATTACCAATATATTAAACACTATAATAAAAAATGAAAAAGTGACTCTTCCCCCAGAGCCAGAATCTGGCGGATGGGAGGATATGGTTCCATCTGTTGGCACGGCTGGTGCTGGATATCTTGCGTGGCAACTCACTAAAGAGCCAATAAAGAAAGCTGGGAAATTTATTTCAGACAAATCAGTAGCAGCTGCTAGGCACGTAAAGTTTGTGACAGGACTTCCCGGGCAAGATATAGTTAAATTTTTAGATGAAGCAGCTATGGATACTCCCGGTAAGCCGGGCCAGATGATGAAGAAGGTTGAAACTTTATTAGATGATATAAATGAGCTTTCTGGTGAAAAGAAAACCAAAGCAAATAAGGCTAAGATGGCTAAGCTTAATCAACAACTTGACGAGCAGGTTAGTAAGGTTAAAAATAGATTTAGAAAGCTCGGTGTTTCAAAAAAGATGAAAGACGCTGATATGGAGAAGCTAATAAGAAACCCAAATAAATGGAGATTAGCTGGCGTTAAAAAGCGTATGATTAAGTTGAGACCGAAAGCAGCTGGCGCTATTAGAGGATGGGGTGTATTTAGTGCAAGTCAAAAAATAGGTGAGGCACTTGGAGACCCAACTGAAGGCGTAGCTACTGGCTTAGGAACAGCGGGAGCAGCAAAAGGAATTAATAGTTTAATCAAGAAAAAAGGTAGTAAGTGGACTTATAATAAACTTGTACCTTTTATTGGTAAGTCATTAGCAAAAAGAGTGGCACAGGGAGCTGCTGCTGGAATATGGACTGGGCCTGGAGCTGTTGCAACAACTACTGCTGGTGCTGCTCTCACAATTTGGGATATATATAATTTCTTAAAAGAAGAAGAGTAATAAATGCCTGAAAAAAATATCTTTGATGTTTTAGCAATGGAAGATGAAGATGAAATAGCATCTCTTAGGGTATTTGGTGAAGACGAAAATGTTGGAGTGCCAATGTCCCCAGTCGGTGGTGCAAGCATATGGGATGTGCTTACATACGAGGAGAAACAGAAGACAAGTGGAGCGAGTTTATGGAATTATATACCAGATTTTATAAAAAGAGGTTATAATGAATCCATAACTGGTATGGCTCAACAGTTGGCTACCGGAGAGGCTCCTTTTGATTTAGAAGATTACGACCCAAGTGTTCTTGGCGACATAGGTGCTGGTGTAATAAGCTTCTTTATGCCTGCTGATATTGCTACATTTGCTGCTGGCGGTGGTATAGGTGGAGTAGCTGCAAAGAAGGCTGGTAAACTAGCTTTAAGCCAGATGATAAGAGCTGGTATTAAAAAGGATTTTGCAAAAGATGTTTTAGAAAAGGGAGCGACTACATTGGCTGGCAGAGCCGGTGTTGCTGCTGGAACCGGAGCTGCAGCTCTTGGCAGTTATAGTGGAATTGCTGATGCTATGGCACAAGAGATAAATACTAATAATATAGATTTCGGTCAAGTTATTAAAGAAGCTGGGAAAGGGGCTGTGTTGGGGGCGATTACTGGCGGAATAGGCGGAAGGGCAGTTCACAAGGGAACAAGCGAATCGGTTCGTATAGCTCAAGAGATAGCATCATTCGGTGTAATTGACCCAGCTTTAGACCTTAGACTTCCCACACCACAGGACTTTGTTCACGCTGGCGGTATGATTCTTGGCATTCGTGGAGCTAATATGGCACTTAAAGTTCCGGGAAGAATAAAAAGAGGTGAGCCTATAATACAACCTCCTGTAAGGGCAAAAGAAGCTTCTCCAGAATTTTTGCAAGAATTTGCAAAGGGAACTCTAAAAGAAAGACAGAAGGGTGAACGCGAAGGACAAGTGTGGACTTCCCAAAGAAAGGGATTTGAAAGAGCTGAGATAGTCAAAGAAGATGTAACGGGAGCTGGATTAAATGTTTTTAGAATTAGAAGCCTTGATTCTAAGAAAAAGAAAACCATCTCACTTGGCAAATCCGAGTTTTTTAAAGAATTTGATTTATATAAAGAAGGAATGTCGCCCGAGGCTCTTCAGAAAAAGAGACTTGGTGAAGTAGCGGGATTAAGCAGGAGGCTTACAAAAGAAGAATACGGATTTGACAATAAGTTTCTTGCTGAGACAAAAAACCAGATCACCGGAAAAAAAGATAAGCGCTCTAAAGACATGACTCCATTAGAACTTTTTAAATATAGAAAAGCACTTCAATATGAGAAACAATTAATTGAGATTAAAAAAGATTTAAAAGCTGGCGGCCTTATGGAGATTCAGCCGGGGAAAACATTCTTTGAAAGGATATTCCCAGAAAAATGGGTACAACCAATGCTTTCCGCAGAGGCAAGGTTAAAGGCCAGAGAGTCACAAGTTCTTGGATTAAATTTAATTCCCAAAGCAAACGCCAAAGCAAAGGAGATTGTTGGAACGTTTGTAGAAAAAGCTATATGGGAAAGCGGTCTTAGGAAATATAAAAAGCCGGAAGAGGTTGCTGATGCCCTAGAGGGTAAGAAGGGTGTAAGTCGAGAGGCTAAAGAAATAGCAAGTAAAATTAAAATTCAGCTTGATGAGGCTTTTAAGATGGCTGAAAAAGCTGGAATAGATGTTGCTGGATATATAGAGGGATACTTTCCGCGAATGATGCGCAAAGAAATACAGAAGATTATATTTGACGACCTTATGCCTTTCCTTGCTAAGAATGAAGCGTTCCTTGAGAAGAAAATATATAAAGCAAAAGATCTGAGAATGCTTAATAAAATTATAGAAAGAGCCCAGACTGCTGGCGAGTTTTCTAAGACTACAAGTAGAGCACTCAATAAATTAGTTAAAGATGGAAAGCTTAGCTACAAGGAGGCTATGGAGGTATTAAGGGAGGATGTATTTGGTGAGATGTATTCTCCGTTTGGCAATCTGGAAAAGAAAAGAAAATTAAAACTTCCATCTGACTTCTACGAAAGAAATGCAAAAGAAGTAATTACAAGATATTTTGATAAGTTTGGGAAAAGAATTGCAAATGCACAAGCTTTTGGTGTAAAGGGAAATAAAGCAAAGGTTTTATTAGAGTCATTACGTCTCAAGAATCCTGCCGAATATAAGGTATTAAAAGAAATATATGGCAACTTCACTGGTCTTTCAAGCGTAGACCCCGCCAGACAGATGTCGGCATCGGCTAGAAAATTAGCTGAAAATATAATGTCTTTTGAATACGCAACAAAGATAGGTCTTGGGTTTGCCACAATACCCAACGTTACACAGACATTGATTTCCACTATGGTTGAGGCTGGCCCTTGGAGAACAGTAAGGGGAGCTGTTAGGTTGCTTGACAGTGGCGTTAGAAAAAGAATAAGAAAGTCAGGCGCCACCCATCACAATGTAATGGATATCCTTCTTGGGACGGATATGGGAATAACAAATCCAAGAAGTATAAAAGATGGTATTAAAAAGGTGTTCACAGAAAAGGGGAGCAGGCTAGCTCATGTTGCAAACTTGCTTGCAACGGTAAGTGGATTTAAGGGAATAAACTATGTAAACCAGCTGCTTGCAGCCTCGACAGCAGAAGTGTATGTAAAAGATTTACACAGAATCGCAAAGAAGCATAAAAAAGGCTCAAGATATAACTGGGCGACAAGAAGTCTTGAAAGGCTTGGTGTGTCGGATTACAAAAAGGCATCATTGAGTGTATCAAATATGGAAAATGCAATGTATAGATTCGCGCAAGAGAGTCAATTGCAGAAAGACATACTTAAAGACCCATTGGCGTTTAATAATCCAAAGCTAAGACCGTTCTTTATTTTTAAAAGATTTGGATATCGTCAGGCTAAATACGCTAAAGATGTTCTTAAGAGAGAGATTCAATCTGGAAACGTTCTTGTTCCATTGAGAATGGCAGCTGGTGGAATGTTCGGAGCTAGTTTTGTTATATGGGCAAAAGATAAACTGATCAAATTTTTAAGCGGTGAAGATGTGGTGCGAGAGGATAAAGAAGGATGGGATAAACTTGTCGAAGCATTTGGCGTTGTTGGCTCAATTGGATTCTTTTCTGATATACTAGAAGCAGAAGATAAGCTGTCTGCTCTTAAGTTTTTTATTACCCCAGTTGTTTTGTCTGATATTGAAAAGGCATACGGTGGAACACAGGCTCTTGCCAGTAATGTTGAGAAATATTTAGATGGAAATTTAGAATCATGGGATGCATTCCAGAGGAGTATCAAGGGCTACTCAGGAATCTTTGGCGGGGTAGTAAGAGAGTGGGCTGAAAGAGCGGAAACTCCCGGTCAAAAGGAAAAGGGAATCTCTGCTGAAAAGGGTAAAATTCGAAGAAAAATATTCGAACTTTATGAAGAGAAAAAATATACTCAAGCATCAAATTTATGGAATAACTGGAACAAGAAAAGACCAAGCAATCCATTGTTTTTTGAAGATATAAACTTGGCTGCCTACATTGTTTGGAAGGCGAGAAAGATGAAGGAAGCGGCTAAACCATAA